CGGCACGGACCTGTTCGTCTTCCGGTACGCGGGCCGCGAGGCGCCATCGATGCTGGCCTCCAACGGCGAGTGGTACGAGTGCAGTCAGGAGGTCATGCCTCAGTCGACGCTGTTCCTCCCGCAGGATAGCAAGAAGGCCCTCGTCACCGCGGTCCTCACCGACGCGTACGGAGCCCTCCCCCACGACCAGCTGCTGCGTGACCGGCTCGACATCGAGACCGGCCGCGTGGACAAGCTGCTCGAGAAGCTGGTGAGCTGATGCCGAAGAACATGCCCCACACCGACAAGAGCCCCCGTGCCAAGGCGAGAGCGCTCGACCGCTCCGCCCGGCGGCGGCTGGCCCGTAGGGTCATCGCCGGGGAGGTGCGGAAGCAGCGGCGCGAGACGAAGACCGACACCCTGCGCAAGCGCATGAGGCGCATCAGCATCGGCCGCAAGACCCAGCTGCTCGCGCGCGACAACGTCCTTCTGACCCGGCGCCTCCTGCCGCTCCAACGGCTCGATGCGCTGTACCAAGCCCCGGCCGCTGAGGCCGAGAGAGAAGAGGAGAGCCCATGATTCGGAAACTGCTACTCGGAGCGGTGATGGCCACCGCTCTGTCCGGCATCGGGTGGTTGAACTACACCGCCTTCGCCGTGGCCACCCCACCGGGGAACCCGACGAAGACGGACATCTGCCACCGCACGGCGTCGGACACGAACCCGTACGTCTTCATCGAGGTCGACGACAACTCGTTGCCCGCGCACCTGAACGACCTGCCCGGCCACCCAGCGAAGACCTGGAAGTCGGACGGCGTGTTCCGTGGTGTGTCGCACAGCGAGGGTGACGCGAAACGCGACTACATCGCGACGAGCGCGGCGGACTGCCAGGACTTCGTGTCCGAGTCCCCGAGCCCGACGGTGTCGCCGACGCCGAGCATCACACCCTGCGAGGACACCGAAGAGGGTTGCCCGAGCGAGTCGCCGTCCCCATCGGAGAGCCCTAGTGTCACGCCGAGCGAGAGCCCGTCGCCGACACAGTCGTCCTCCTCCAAGCCACCGAAGGTCATCAAGCCCTTCCGCCCGGGAGCACCTCAGCCCGGCAAGGGTCAGACGGCCTTCACGGGTGGCCCTGTCGACGTGGCAGCCGCCATCGCCGTGGACCTCTTGGGTCTCGGTGTCGGCCTCCGCTACCTCGGGAGGAAGCTCCGCGCGTAGGTCCAGCGCTGACCTCCCGACGAGTGGAGGACCTGAGAATGGTCTCGCGAAGCTCGCGGCAGATGGGTGCCTTGCGGTAGGCGGTCGACAGCCCGGTCAGCAAAAGCAGAAGGCCCCCCGTGAGGGGGGCCTTTCTGCGTTCCAAGAGCCGAGGGGCGGCGGCCTTGGAGTCCTCGTACGGCTCTACTTCACCGTCGGCACGTTGCTGTTGTCCTCAAGCAGGTTCTGCCCGAAGGACACGACCGCGTAGCCGAGGGCCAGACACTCCGCGAACTCGAAGACCTGGAAGTTCGTCTGGAATGCGACGAGCTGGCCTGAGGCGGCCACGCTCGCGAGGAACGCGCCCGCGGCCACGACGCTGGCCTGTACGAACGAACGACCTGCGCGGACTGCTGCGTCTTTCACGTTCATGTCAGGTTCTCCCGCCGCGACTTCAGCGCGGCAATCTCTTCCTCCAAGTGGAGCACGCGCTCCCGGAGGGCGACGTTGTTGACTCGGAGTGTGGCGGCCTCGTCCAACAGCCGTGTCCTCTCCGACTCGAGGACGTCCAACCTCGCGACGATGCGGCCCATCTCCGCCCGCATGGTGTCGATGACGCCGGTCTGTGCGATGACGGCGCCCTGCGCAGCCATCACGGTGATTTGTCCTGCTTCCGGCCGGAGCTTCAGCAGCGCGTACACGCCACCGACTGCTCCGCCCCCGCCCAGGATGACGGTGATGGCAGGGTACAGCGCGGCGAGCCCCTCCGCGGCGAGCATCAGCTCACACCGTTTCGTGGCAGCACCGAGATGATTTCACGCCGGAAGATGGTACGGAGACGTGCGGCGCAGCATGCAACCAGCAGGGCGTTGAAGAAGACGCTCACCAGGACCAGGTCCAGGGGCGCCACCGCCATGACCGCGAAGGTGCGCGCGGCCGTGGTCCCTGCGAGTACACACAGCCCCAAGGCCTCGACGTCCCTCCGGGGCTTGAACAGCCCGGCCAGGATGGCGACGCCGGAGAGTGCGTACATCAACTGCACCCCGGTGTTCATCCAGCTCGGCAGCAGCTTCGCTACCGCGTCGCCGCTCGTGCCACCGTAGTGGGCCAGGGCGAGCAGGCCCGCACCGGCTGCGAACGCTCCGAACAGGGCCTCGAACGGGAGGACCGCGAGGTGTTTCCAACCCCGGGGTACCAAACCCCCCTCGTCAGCTCGGCTCCTGTGGAACATCAGGGCCTCTCTCCGCAGGGACCCGAGTACATGGGGTCACCGCTGATGTGGATGTGCGGGCCGGTCGTTCCGGTATACGGGAACCAGCCCTTGCCGGGCTCCCAGATTCGCCGACCGTCGTGGTCGATGACCTGGCTCAGGGCGACGGGGCGGCCCCGGTTGGCGAACGTCTTCTTGGTCGCCTGCCGGACGCACTGGTCCGCGATGTACCGCAGCTCCTGCTGCACGTTCCCCTGGAACTCCTTCTTCGCACCACCGGACGCAGGGAACAGGTCCGCGCCGTTGCCGTACGAGTGCTGGCTGGGCGTGCTTGAGCCGCTCACGAGCTTGCAGACGTACACCCCCGCGGAGCCGATGTTGTCGGCGATGCGGGAGCGCTGCAGGACGTTGAGCGCGCGCGTGATGCTCGCGGTCTCATGGCTGGTGCTGTTGACCGGGAATCCCATGGTGCCCCTTCCTATCCTTGACGAGCGAGCCACGCCTTCAGCGCGGCGGTCTTCTGCTCTTGGAGGTACGCCTGGCTCTTGTCCAGGTCCGTGGTGAAGCCGGAGTAGCCGAACATCTTCTCGATGGTGGGGAGGATGGCCTTCGGGCTGACGACCTCACCCGTCTTCGGGTTGGTCAGAGCAGCCGACGGGCCGTGGAAGAACCGACCGTTGATGGCGTCGAGGAGGGTGGACGTGTCGTACGTGTTCCCCCCAGCGATGAGGTCCTTCGCCATCGTGTACTGCGGGAGCTGCTGAAGCAGGTGCTCCATGATGCCGGGGGAGGTGTGCTCCTCGGCCACCGGCACGGGGTTCCCGTTCGCGTCCTTCGTGATGCGGATGGCGGAGCCGAACGGTCCCTGGATGACGTTGCGGTCCGTGAACGGCTTGCCGGTGAAGGTGCTCCGGCCTGACTGATTCTCCCAGAAAATCTTCATGGCCGGGTTCGCCATGTTGACCGGGTTCTCGAGGATGCTGTTGAACGGGTTCAGCCCGGCGCCCGACATGAAGTTGTAGTCACCGCTCTCGGTGCGCCCGGTGAAGAGCGCGCCGCCGCGCATCCATCCCGGCATGTCCGCGGGGTCGATGCCCGCCGTGCGCATCCGCTGGTCGTCGGCCTCCGAGAGGAGCTGCGTCAGACGGAACTTCGCGGGGTGGTCGAACGGCATCGCCAGGAGGAGCTTCGCCGCGTGGCGGTAGAAGGACCAGAACGGAGCGACGTACGGCTTCGTGATGTTCCTCGCGAACGGGGTCGAGGTCTGGTAGTCGTTCATGTAGTGGTTGACCTCGTCAACCGCCTCGCGCCACTGGTCCTCGTCGAGCCCGACGCGGAACGCGGCCTCGAGCCGGTTCTTCGAGCGCCAGAACGACTTGGTCATGTTGTTGATGTGGTGCCGCTCGAGCGTCTTCTCGGCCGCAGTCATGTAGCTGGCGCGGCGGAACGCGTCCTCACCGGCGCTGTTCACGCTCTGTACCCAGTCGCTGTACCGACGCCACACCTTGCCGACCCTGCTGCCCGCCGCACGTCCGGTCATCTTGTTCGCGAAGTGTCCCACCATCTCTGTGTCGTCGTAGACCTTGGTCTGGTGAGCCATGCTGTGGAACAGGCCTCCCTCGAGCTGCTCCGAGGGCACCTCGCCGATGGCGTCACGCAGCTTGGCCCGGTACTTCGGGGCGAGCTGGCGGAGCACGTCGGTGAGCTTGGCACCCTGCATCTTCACGAACAGGGTGTTGCCCAGCATGTTGTTGATGACCCATCGGGGGGAGCCGGTCAGCACCGCGGCGCGCCAGAGGTCGGTCGGCGTGCCGAACGCGATGTCAAGTGTGTCGTTCGTAATCCACTTCTTGTGGGCGTTCAGCCGCTTCGCGATGTGGTCGGGGATGGCGTACAGCACGTCGTCGCCGCTGCTCTCGAGCAGGTCGCGCATCTTCGCCGCGTTGTCGGCGGTCAGCTTGTCGAGCAGGTCTCCGAGCCCCTTCCCCGAGGGGTCGTTCATGAGGTGGTCGAGGAGCATGTTGTGCTGGTCCGAGATTCGCTTCAGCATGCCCGGGGCGAAGAGGTGCTCGCCGGGGTGCAGCTCGTCCACGCTCTTGATGGGGCGGCCGAACTGGTCCGCCGTGTCGAAGAGGATGTCCATGTTCCCCTGCATCCGCGCGGACTGCGCGGCGCGCGTCGCGTACACGGTCTTGATGTCGTCGGAGACCTTCCCGGCGGCCAGGATTTCACCCGTGTTCCGCTTCAGGTTCCGGTCGGCGATGCCGCGCATGCCGCTCCCGGCGCCGCGGGCGCCGCGCATCAGCCCGGTGCGCTCACCCAGCCGGGTGGCGTCCATCATCGGGTAGTAGATGGGGGCCATCTCACCAGCTTGAGCGAGACCGTCGTCAAGTTCGAGAGGCGACGGGCCGCCGACGATGCGCCTCGCTTTGGCGTCGTAGACCCCGCCCGCCTTGTGCCTCATGGGCAGGTAGGAGTCGTCGAAGACCGAGTTGGGGTCGAGGCCCCGGTCGAGGAGCGGGTCCGTCATGTGCTCCCAGACGGCCACCCGCATCCGATTCAGGCGCTTCCGCATCTCGGAGGCAGCGGGCCCACCGAGGGACTCTCGGAGGTCGTCGGCCACGCCCTCCCACAGCGCCTGCGACATCCGGCCCATCTTGGTGACGCGGCTCGCGTCGTCGCCGACCAGGAGGCCGCGCTTCGCCAGGACCGAGTACGTGGCCGTGAGACCGCGGAGCTTCGTCGTCGCGTTGATGACGTGCTCGGCCTCAGGGGTCAGGAACTGGACCTCGAACGGGTTGCCGTCGGCGCCCTTGAACGTCACGGTGATGCCACGGGAGCCGTCACCGGCCGCCTTGTACGCCGTGTTCTGGACGCCGACCACCTCGGAGCCGGTCTCGTCGGCCACCTTCTGGATGGCGGCCCGGGTCGTGTTCGGCTTCCAGGCATCGGGGCTCACCGCGCGGTACCGCTCGATGTCGTGGACGTCCTTGTACGTGCCGCCGACCTGCTCCGCCTTCCGGCGGATGGCGCGCTCGCCCTTCACCCCGTTGAACTTGACCTTGAACGCGTTCCCGAGCGCTGTGCGCATCTGAGGCACCCGCGTCTTTGCGGCTTCCTTCGCGCGCGTAATGGTCGCGTCGAACTCCGCACGACCGGACGTGCCCTTCGCGGGGAGTACGGCCTCCGGCGCGCGGCCCGCAAGGGCCTCCTCGACGCGCGCACGAATCGCGGGGTCCAGCTCGACGGCCGGGTTACCGGGGGTGAGCGTGCCCTGACGCTCGATGGTCGGGGTATCAACCACCTTGACTTGGAGACCCACATCCTCTGTGGCGGCTTGGGTCCGGCGCATCCCCTCGGAGATGATGGCCTTGCCCGTGCTGGGGTCGTACTCGATGGTCTGCGGACCCGCGGTTCCAGCCTCACCCGGCGCGCGGGGCGCGCGGTCGGGGAACTCGAGGAGCTTCTTCGCGTCCTCGGCGGGAATCATCACGGTCGGAACATCTGGCTGCCCGTGCCGCACGTCGCTCGGGGTGTCGAAGCTGTCCACGCCCGTGGGGTCGTCGAGCTGCTCTGCGCGCCGGACGCCCGCGCCCTCGCGCGCGACGATGCCGTCGGAGGTCAGCGTCGGGTCCGTGCCCTGGATGTTGCCGAGGCGCTCCCGGTCCGTCAGCGTATCGGGCACGCCGTGGTAGAGGGCCTCCTCGACCGCCGACATCACCTCGGGGGTGACCTTCGCGGTCTTGCCGGAGGCCTGCCCCACGATGAAGTCGACCACCTTGCGTCCGCTCGAGGCCGCGTAGTCGTACCCCATCCGGGGCTGGTAGACCCGCGTGGCGCCCGCCTTCGTGGCGGCGTCGAACTGCGCGCGGTAGTCCGCGGCCTTCGCCATGTTCTCCATGTAGTTGGGCGCGTCCTCACCGGCGGCGTCAGCCAGCGCAGCGTACTTCTTGGCCTGAGCCTCGACCCAGGGGGTGGAGCGAGACACGAAGTCGAGGAATCGGTTCTGATACAGGATGCGACGTGCCGGGTTGAGAGACTGGCCGACGACCTTGAGCTTCTGGCCCACGGGGTCCCAGATTCGGTTGGCCTGTCCGTCGACGGCGTTCACGAACTTCTGAGCGGTGCTCAGCTCCTCGGCGCTGCCCTTCGCGGCGATGGCGGGTGCGGTGTCAGCCAGCCCCTCGCCGCCCAGCGCGGACAGCTCCTCAGCGGCCGTGCCACCAGCCTTGGCGGCAACACCGGCCCCCTCCTCGCCAGCGACGGCCCCGACCTCCGTGGCCAGGCCCGCGGCCTTGGCGGCGCTGGACGCGAGCTGTGCGCCCTTCCCCACCGCCGTGAAGGCAGCGAGGGCGTCGGAGACGAAGGACAGCGGGTGCTCGAAGACCTGCTCGAGGGTGTTTCCCGCCCAGCCCTGAGCCCCGGCCTTGCCACCCCCACCGTACCGCTTCTGGTAGTCGTTCAGGAAGACCGAGCCCTGCTCTGCGAACTTCCCCCGCCCGAAGATGGCCTCGGTCATGTCCGGCGTGATGAGGTTGTCGGGGCGCTCCACGCCGCCGTGGAAGGGTGCGGTGACGAGCGCGTTGGCAGCGAAGAACGTGTCGTGGGCGAGGGACGTACCGAGCTTCGAGATGCCGCCGACGAAGTCGCCCATGTCCCTGAAGGCGTTGACGTCGAAGTTCTTGACGAACCCGAAGATGCCGTGGCCTCCGGGGGTCTCCCGGTCGGGGGCCTCGGTGACGACGGCCGGTGCGGGCTGGCCCTCGACCCAGATGTCAGCTGGGGCGGCGGCGGGTGGCGGCGGCGCCCATGGGTCAGTGCCCGGCGCGGTCGCGGCCGGAGCCGCGGTAGGGGCGGCGGCGGTCGGCGCCGCGGTGGCCCAAGGGTTCGTCACTAGCGGCCCTTCTGCCCGCCCCCGCTGGCCCCACTAGGAGACGAGGCAGAGGTTCCGAGCTTGAGCTTGAAGTACGCGATGGCGTTCTGGGCGTACTCCTCGGAGAAGAGCTGCCCGTTGATGATGGCGGTCCCGTCCCCGTTCATCGTGATGCCGAGGATGGTCATGATGTTCTCGTCGGGGAGGTCACCCCACACGCCGCTCTCCTGGTTCGCGCGGGCCTGCGCGGCGAGCGCCGTGATGTGCGCCTGCGCGCCGGAGTCCGGGGCCGACTCGCTGTTCCCACTCCCAGCCAGGACCATGTCCCGCAGGTGCGCGGACTCCTTCGGGCCGAGGTTGTACTGCTGCGTCAGCTCACCGATGAGGTTCGCCTGAGCGGTCGCGTCGAGCGCGGGCTGCATCATCGGGGTCCCGTCCGCGTTCAGCTTCGGGGTCTGCGTGCCGTCGGTGTTGGTGACCATGACGGGGACCTGCTTCGCGATGGCGTCCTGCGCGTAGCTCGCGGCGGACGAGAACCCAGCAGAACCGGTCCCACCGCTGCCCCCGTTCGAGAGGCGGTACTGCATGCGGAGGTAGGCCATCTGGTCCTCGTGCTGCTGCTGAGCGGCCTCGACGTCCCACTGGTGCTGCTGCAGGCGGTCCTTCTCGGCCTGGACCGCGGCCTGCAGCTGCAGGTTCTTGTCCGCCATGAGCTTGGCGTCGTCCTTCGCGCGGTACGTCAGCGCGTTCGAGAGCGCGTAGTCGGCGGAGCTGGCGGCCTCTCTAGCCGCAGACCCTTGGATGCCCATGGCCTCGCTGCCCGCCTTGCCGAGCATCAGGCCCGCGGCGGCGCCTGCGCGGCCGGTGCGGCCCACGCCCGCGGCGCCCACGCGCGCCCGGTCCAGCGACTGGTACGCGGCCCCGCCCATCGCGGCGCCGTACCGGCGCGTGTCCTGGCTCTGGGCAGCGGCCACACTCCTGTTCGCCGCACGTCCGCTCCTGCTCGCCAGGCGGCTCATGTTCTGGATGACCTGAGCGTCCTTGTTGTTGAGCGAGCGGCTGAGGCCGCGCTGGGTCGTCATGAGGTTGTGGGTCAGGGCGTCAAGCTGCGAAGCGGCGATGCGGTAGTCCCCGGTCCGGTCCGAGTTGAGGACCGTCCGGTACGCGCGGTTCGCTGCGCGGAGCTTCGCGAGCACGGGGTTGGGCATTACGTCGGACCTCCTGAGGGTCTGTCATACAGGCCGTTGTTGCCGGACGGCCCCTGGTACGGAACGCCCTGCACGCCGCTGCGACGTCGCGGCGCGCTGCCTTCGCGCTGGGCCCGGAAGTACGCGAGCGCATCCCGGTACGCGGAGCCGTAGCTCATCTGCGACGAGTTGTACAGGTCGTTCTCGAAGTTCTTCTGGGCCTCGGCCATCTGCTCGACCCGGCGCTGCGACGCGATGTCCGACAGCGAGCGGTAGTAGTCCACCGTCGCGCCGATGCGCTGCTGCTGCAGTCCGAGGAGCCCGCCGACCTTGTCGTTCAGCAGGCCCGCCTTCGTAGACTGGAACGCACCGACCACACCCTCTCGCTGCTTCAGGTCCCCGCTCGAGCCGAGGAGTCCCCGCTCGATGTTGGAGTCGACCGTGTCGACGAATCCCTGCTGACGCTGGGCGCGGGCGTCGGCGAGACCACCCTGGAACTGGTTGACGATTTGAGCGCGGTTGGCCCGCAGCGCCGCCAGCTGGGCGAGGTACCCGTATCGGGCGGTCGCCTCCTGGTTGCCGAAGGAGATGGCAGAGCCGGGCGTGACGGGCGGCGGGGGCACACGAGACGCGTTGTTCGCCACCGTGTTCCTGTTCCTTCCCGTCCGGGGCGTGGGCCGGGGACCGTTGGTGCCGTCGCGGTTGGGCATGGGCTATCCTGTGTGGAACCTGGTCCGGCGGGGCTCGGTGTCAACTCCGACCCCGTGGAGCACGGTGTTTGCGCTGGCCGACCCGTACACCTTCATCGACGCCGCGTACGCGTCGTTTACGCCGACCAGGGATTCCGCGTACTCCGCGGCCGTGCTGGTGCCGACGAGCGTCGTGGTTCGGGTGGTCGCGATTTGGGTCGCCGTCTTGAAGTTCTTCCGGCAGAGCACGCTGACCGTCTGGGCCGCGGCGCCGGTCACGAGCGCCCACGCGCGCCGGATACGGCGCTCGTTCCGCGTGCTACCGAACGAGAACCACGCTGTATGGACGAGCCAGCTGATGGCGGTGGTCGCCGCCGAGCTGGCGTTGCCGGTGGGGTCGTCGTCCGTCCACGCCTCGTTGCCGGGGTCGTCCGTGTACTTGAACAGGCAGGGCGTGTCGTTCGTCTGGGCCGTCAGCGGCGTTGAGAAGTAGAGGTGGTCGACGCCGAGCTTCCCGTGCGTGGCGACGCCGAGCGCGGGCAGGTCCCAGAGCCAGAAGCTCCCGGTGTCCGGGTGGTAGACCAGCGTCGAGGCCTGCGTCGAGTGGTCCTCGTCGGGGAGCGTCATGATGACGTAGGGGCCGTAGGAGACGAGCCGGGGATGCCAGCTGAAGCCAGCGCCGTCCTCGTTCTGGGCCATGCGGTCGATGCGGTCCTTGAGCCACTCCCGGACCTTGTCGCTCCCGTCCGCACGTCGCACTGCGGTCCCGTCCGTCCGGCAGAGGTTCCCGGCGTCGGTCAGGAAGTACACGAGCCCGTCGTGCTCCGCGACGCACTGGCTGTTGATGGCGCCGTGCTCGCTGGTCAGCTTGCGGAGGGTCCAGGTCTGCTCGTTCGTACCGGCCAGCACGAAGGTGTCGTGGCGGCCGAAGATGAGGAGGTACGACCCGTACGAGTAGAGCGCGCGGATGTGGTTCGCGTGCTCGAGCGGGACCGTGAACCAGCCGCCGCCGTCCCCGTTGTCGTCGTCGACCGGCGCCCACTTCTTCGGGTTCCAGTCCAGGTCGGAGATGAGCGCGCCCTTCTCGGGGCGGGCCGGGGCGGAGTACTGCAGACGCGACAGGTTGTCAGAGTCGTCGTGCCGGACCCAGAGTCGGTTCCCGTGGTAGAGCCCGACCGAGCCCTTGCCGGGGAGCGGCATGTAGGTCCAGTCGTTCGTGACCTCGGCGTCCTCGTCGACCACGTTCTTGAGGCGAACCCGCTTCCAGTACGTGGCCGGGGAGCCCACGCCGTCGCCGGGCCTGTTGTTGGTGTCGGCCACGTGGCTCAGGATGCACTCGAAGGAGCGCCAGTACTGCGACGTGATGGTGGCCTTCCGGCTCACCCGCTCGCCCTTGTTGTACTGCTGGCCGCTCTCCCAGGTCGAGTACCGGATTCCCTTGAGGGTGGAGTAGTACTTCCCCGAGTAGATGACCGTGGTCCCCTTCTTGAACGCGTAGTCCCGGCCGTACTGCGTCGAGGGGGTGATGCTGCCGTCGACACCATCGACCCACGTCTTCACGTTCGGGGTGGTTGGGTCCGCGTTCCAGCCATTCGTCGGGTGCCACGAGTAGATGACGTTCCCGTACGAGCCGCCGTAGTACGTGCCCTCGATGATGGCGTGCCAGTGCTCCCAGTGGGAGTGCGCCCACGTGCGGCCCGCAGTGTCGACGCGGCTGAACGTCCCGGCCGCGAAGTCGTAGACCCAGATTTGGACGTTGTTCGCGTTCGTGGAGCCGTCCGTCAGGACACACACGAAGTAGTGCTTGGGCACGCCCGAGATGATGGGGGCGTACTTCATGATTTGCTGGATGACGTACTGGCCCTTCAGCGCCGTCTTCCTGCTGTTCGCCACCCGCGTGTAGCCCTTGCGCAGCTCGAGCGCGCCGGACCCGGGGTCGAGCACCACGTTGAGCGAGTCGGTCAGCGCGTTCGAGGGCAGCGAGGCATCCTCCGGGTCGGGAGCGTACCCGCCGGAGAAATCGGAGACCTCGATGCGGTTCGGTGCGACCTCGACTGGCATGGGCCTCCTATTGAACCACGACCCACCGAGTAGCGGTGGCATCGTAGATGAGCATGACGGCGCCCTTCGCGAGGAGGGCGTAGTCCGCAGCTCCGGGGCAGAAGAATCGATTCGACGCGGTGGACGTGACGTCGTACTTCAGCGTCAGCGTGAACGCCGTGGTGTTGATGAGCAGGAGCACGCGGCCGTCGGCGCCCCCGGCGATGCCGGTCAGGTCGCGCGCCGCATCGATGTTCACGCGGATGACATCGGCGGTGGCGAGCCCGGTGGGGTTCCAGTTGTCCGTGTTCGCGACGAGTTGGGTCGGCGAGATGTCGCTCGTCAGCTTGAGCGGCCGCGCGAATGTCGCGTCGGTGTGGGCGTGCGAGTCGTCCACGACACTCTGGTTGGGGTAGGTGCCGGAGAGGTCTCCACCGGCCGCGCCGGAGGGTGGAGCGGTGATGGTGCCACCCTCGCCCGCGGACGTGTGGTTGTGGACCTTGGCGTGGTGCTGGTCCGAGGTCACGTCTTCCAGCTCGGTGTGCGACTGGCCCGCGAGGTGGACCTGATACCCGGCGCTGGGCTCGTTCTCGTCGTGGTCGGCTCCGCCCTCGCGCGTGACGCCGAGGATGGTGTAGACGAAGTCGACGTCACCGGCGAGCAGGTTGAACTGGCGAGCGAACTCGCGCGCCTCGCCGGAGAGGTGGTCCGCGTTCCCCTGGCAGCCTCGAACGATGTGCTCGAGGATTTCGCGCATCCTCGCGTCATCCACCGAAACCACCTGCGCCCTTCAGCCCGTTGCGGTCCAGCAGGCCGGTGTCGAGGTAGTACGGGAGCGCGTGCGCGGTCGCGTGCCGCCGGTCGTACGGGTAGCCGTTCCCCTCGTCGTCGAGGGGGGCGGAGTAGTAGCCAACGTCGAAGAAGTACTGCATCCAGCCACAGACGCCACCCGGGTCACCGCCGTCGGAGGTGAAGTTCCCCCCGGCGAAGTCGTTGTCGTCGTACACCTCCTCGAGGGCGAGGTGCGACTCGAACGCCAGCTCCCCGGCCCCGGCGGCCGCCTGGGAGTACACGAACGTCTCCACGAGTTGGGTCCACCCCGGCGCGGCGAGGACGTTCTGCCCGCCGCGGTTGTTGGCGTTGATGCGCCCAAGCGCCATGATGCCGAGCGCCTGCGACCGCGTGTTGGTGACGAGGTCGTACGACTTGTCGTCGTCCTTGTTGCTGCTGGCCGCGATGACGATGGGGTCCGGGTCCAGGTAGGTCTTGTCCCACGCACCCATGACCGCAGCGATGCAGATTCTGGCGGAGGCGAGCGTGATGGTGTAGCTCGCGGGTTCGCTCGACGCGATGCGGTTGAAGAGAAACATCGGGTGAGCCCCAGCCCCCAGCGACTGCCCCTCATCCTCCCACCCGGCGATGGTTATGGTGGTCGTCGTCGCGGTCCCGACGAGCACCGCACAGACGAGCAGGTCTCCGTCCTGCACCCCAGCGGGAACATTGATGACGAGCGTGGTGGTCCCGGCTCCCCCGTGGTCCCCGCCGCTGTACGTCGCGGTGGTCGCGGTCCTCGCTGCGGTGGTCAAGGCCTACGGCCCCAGCGTGTCAGGGATGCGCATGCGCGTGTACGTGTCCGAGTCCATGAACCGGTGCTGCGGGGGCTCAGACCCGGCCACGAGCGGCTGGTCCGGCGTCGCAGCGAGGTACTCCTCGCGCGCCTGGGCCACCCCCTCCGCGTACAGGCCGTCCTGCTCTTGCGCCTTCACGCCGTCGGTCAGTTCCTTCTCCCAGGCGCGAGCCGCCGCGTAGTGAACGACGGCCATGTGGTACTCCGAGGGGAGGTCGGGAACGTCAGAATCCCCCGCCAGTGTGGACGGGGTTCGGTAGTACTGGTATTCGACGTCGATGTCGACCGTCGGTGTCGGGATGAATCGCGCGACGGTCTCGGTCTCACCGTCCGCGTCGTTGTCTGAAACGCTCGTCACGTAGCACCACTGCGGCTCGATGGCCGCGATGTAGTACCGCATGCGGAGCTTGAACCCCTCCGCCGGGAGAACGCGCTCACACAGCCATGGGGCGAGGCGTCCTTCGCGAGAGAGGAGGAAGTTGATGTGCCGGGAGTATGAGACCCCGTCCTGAAGCTGAAGCTCTGGGTCACCGTTCTGAATCGTGCCGGTCGCCTCCGTCACCAGCCACGGCCACTTCTCGGCCAGGCTGAAGCGGGTGAGTCCTTCGTTGAGCCAGAGCTTCAGCTCAGCGTCGGTCCAGAAGTCGGCGACCGAGGTCTCTCCGATGATGACGCGGACCTGGGCCAGCATCTGCGCGAGGGTGAGCGCCATGCTACATCACCTTCTTCTCGACCGTGCCAGGCCAGCGCGGCTTGTGGTTCGTGTCCTTCGGCTGGTGGGTCTCGCGCCAGTTGCGCATTCCCTTCGTGCCGTCGGGGTCGCCCTTGCCCTTGAAGTCGTCGTTGTTGGGGAGGAACAGGTTGTCGTACCCGGCACGTCCGCCTGCCTCACGCTCGTCCTTCAGCATCTGGACGGCGACGCCGACGTTCTCCGCGCGGTAGTCGCGCACCCAGGAGCTGCCACAGTAGCACACGTACTGGCCCATGCTCTGGGTCGAAGCTGTGGTGACCGCGCCGCAGTTGCGGCAGCGAAAGCAGTACGTGGCCAAGGATGCCCCCTTGTTACGAGATGGACTGGATTTCGACGCCGATGCAGCACCACGTCCCGGACGCCCCGGCCGTGAGGCCCGCGGTCGACCCGGCGGCCACGACTCGATACCCGTGTCGGACGCCGTAGAAGTCGTTGTTCGCCGTCAGCGCGCTGTACCCGGTGTCGGGTGTTCCGTTACCACCACCCGCCGAGTTGAGCTGGGCGAAGTAGTAGCACTCGGCGGTCGGGGCTGCGTCGAACGTCACGAACGGGTGGTTGTCGTTGCCGTCCGCCGCCTTGAACTGAGCGATGGCAGCGGCTCCGCCGAGGAGGACCGTGGCCGGGCTGGCGTCAACCGCTATCATCTGCACGACGGTGCCCGCCGTGTTCGGCGTGACGGTCCCGCCCGCCGTTCCGTAGTTCGTGCAGACCCACAGCTCGAGCCGGAACCCGGTGGTGCTCTGGACCTGGGTGGCGATTCGGGTGAACGTGCCGGTCAGGGTCCCCGTGAGGGATGCGGTCGACGTGTTGTCCGAGCGCAGGACCGAGACGAGCAGCACGCCGCCCAAGGGGATGGCGTTGACCGTGACGCTGGTCGAGCCTTTGGCGTGGTACGTGAACGTGGACGCGATGGCGCGCCGGGTCTGGAACGCCCGGAAGATGCCGAACCCGGCCCTTGACCGGGGCATTACCGCACGTCCGCGAGGACCGAGCCGTACCAGGTCGTCCCGCCGTCGAGCGTCAGGAAGGTGAAGATGTCCACCTTGCCCGCGCCGGAGGTCAGCGTCGGCGCCGTACCGGCCGCCCACTTGACGCCGGTGAAGGTCGCGGTGTACGCCCCGCCGCTGGTGATGACGAGGCTGAACGAGATGGCCACACCGGACGTGAGGCCGGAGGGCATCGTGTACGTGCAGCTTGCGTCCTGGGCCGCCGTGATGACGTTGCTCGACGAGATGTCGAGCGTCTCCGTGGAGCCCGTGGCCGCAAGGGCCGTGACCGCTTCCTTGCCCCCGCCCAGCCGCGCGACCGCGTCGACGCTGGCCGCGGCGTGGGCCGACGTGGTGTCAGCGAGGTGAGCGGCGACCGACGCCGACGTGGCGCCTGGGCCGATGACCCCCAGCTCCCCGGCAACGAGGTCGTTGGTCGTGTCGCGGGTTGACGCGACGACTGCATTTCCGTCTGAGCCTGCCATCGTGTCTCCCTTAGAACCGGTAGTCGCCCGCGGTCTCGTAGTACATGTTGACGGTCACTACGTCAGCCGGGGCCATCTTGAAGACCTCGCACCGCACGTCGTCCTCGCGGAGGATGACGGTACCAACGAGCGCGTCGTAGGGCGGCGTGGCACCGTCCACTGCACTGATGGCTGGGTGACGCGGGTCGAACTGGTACACGTCCCCGAACGCGGTGGACTGCTGCAGCGCGGAGATGGTTTTCAGGTCGACGTAGAACAGCTGCTTCCCGAGGTGGTACGTCTCGGCTGTGGCGCTCGCCAGCGGAAGGTTGGCCACCGCCACCAGTTCGTTGATGACGACGTCGACATCCTTGCTCACTGCGGCCGAGACATCCACCGTGACCAGCATCAGCTGAGCGTGTCGCGTGGCCGTGCTCGGCGGAAGATGGACGGTCGAGGACCCCTGATTGCACCGGGTCGGGTTGTTGACCGGCTGGGCTTGGCTGTCCGCGGTGACCGTGAAGGTCGCCTTGCGGAGGGTCATGTTACACCTCCACGATGAGCTTCACCTCGAAGTAGTCCGTGGCGGTTCCGCCGTTGAGGACGGACACTGCGACGGGACTCTTCGCGATGACGCCCGTGCCTGCCCCGGCAGTCGCGGCGGCGCCGTTGGCGTCGACGTACAGGTCGTTCAGACCGACGACCGTGTCGTCACCACCGATGAAGTGCGTGTGCCAACCAACTCCAATGGCCGCACCGGAGGCGGCGCCGTAGTCGAAGTCCGAGGCGTCGAGGAAGATGACGCGCCCGTCTGCGTCGACGAGCTTCACCTTCAGGGCGGCGTCCGTGCCCTCCGCGGCCTTGGCCGAAGATGCCCAGATGCCCGCGTCGAATCCAAGCACGCGTGCGAAGGGGGAGCCGAGGCTCACCGAGCCCAGTGCCTGGGGGGTGCCCGCCGTCACTGCGGCGACTGCTGCGGTCTTTCGGATGGTCATGATGTCTCCTCGCGCGCCTCAGGTACTCTGGGAACTACGCGCGCTGCTCGGATGATGCACAACAGGCCCAGCCCCTGCTCGTGCCATCTGAGCAGGGACCGGGCCGAGTGCCTTAGGTGACGGTGAAGTACTGCGGGGCCGCGGGGCGCGAGATGCGCGAGTACACGGTGCCCGAACCAGCCGGGACGGTGACCGTGTGCGCGAGCAGGTAGTAGTTCCCCGCCGCCAGGCTCGAGGTCGTGAGGTCCGCGTCAGCGTCGAAGACATCCGAGCTGGCGAAGTCCCCCGTTTCCGTGGCGTAGATGGCGTAGAGAACGTACGCTCCCGTGCCGCCGGACGCGGCCTCGGTGTTGTCGATGACCACCTGGCCAACCCCACCCACCGCTGAAACCAGCGTCGGGGGGAGCAGCTCAGCACCGCGGGTCTGGCCGGAGCCGTCAGTCTGGGCGGACGTGCCGAGGGGGAAGGTCTCCCCGAACCCGAGACTGGACTCCTGGTCGAAGTGGACGCCGTTGTTGCTCACGTAGCCGGGCTCAGCCGCCCCCGAGAGGGTGACGACCGGGTCGTCGTACGCGAGCGCGCCGCGAGCGATGCTGATGGACACACCCGTGCAGGTAACGGCCACGAGTTCCGGCATCCGGTGCTTCGACAGGCCCACGAACGTCACCGTGAACGGGCCCACATCGGTCGTACCCGACACGGTCAGGGTGGAGTCACCCGTCGCCGTGCGGAGTTCCGTCTGCAGGTCCGTGGCGGCGCAGTTCGTGCCGACCACGAGCGGAGCCGTGTCCGTGTTCTTGAACGCGCCGCGAGCCACCGTCCCACCGGCCGGAGCGCGGGGGAACGAGCGGACCCGGAGCGTGAACGCGTCACCAGCTGTGGGGGCCTGCAGCGTGACCGTCTGGACCGACCGGCTCTTCCCGCGCACGTCGCCCGTGCCGTAGTTCGCACGAAGCGGGTCGTACGCCCTCGTCTTGCCGCCCACGAGCGGGTTCGACGGGTTGGCGTTACCGTCCCCTTCGACGGGGACCGTCAGTCGCTTGGAGGCTGGCATGCTTACACCTCCACGAAGACGTCGACGTAGTGGGTTTCCGAGGTTCCACCGTTCGCGATGGTCAGGGTCAGGGGGCTGTGCGCGACGAGACCGTCACCGGCTTCGCCGTTGTTGGCGGCCGCAACCTCACCGGCCGAGTCGTACGTCTCACCCTCGACGGGCACAACGTACATCACGACGCCACCAGCGGCGGAGGCGTCCACGCCCGTGCGGGTGAAGATGGCGTGGGTCTTCGCGGCGTTGCCGGAGTCGTACGCCGGTAGGGAGCTGGTAATGGTCAGGTCGGACGAGGAGTCCGCGCCCGAGTCCCACCGGATGGCCTTGACCATCCCGTAGGCGGCCCCAAGGCCGAGCGTGCCGGTGAACGAGCCGTCTGCGGCGCACGCGCACTTGATGCTACGCTTCTTGAGGGTCATCCTTGTTCCCTTCGATGGATGCGGTCTCTGCTGCCGGGGCCTTCTTCTTGGCCCTCGGCTTCGGGGAGCCCGTGTACTCCCGCCACATCTCTTTCGCTCTGGGTCCCGCAGCAGGGAAGTGCTGCAGAACCGCGGTACGGTTGGCGTGGGTCTCTTCCGCGAGGATGTACACCTCGCGCTGTTGCATGGGGAGGTCGAGCAGGAAGCGCACCAGGGTCGCTGGGTCACGCGTCTTCAGCTGCAGGACCGCCTCGTCCCAGATGCGACGCCTCGCGTTCTTCGCTCGCGCGATGTTCGCGGCCTTCGCCTGGGCGTACTGCTCGTCGGCGGTGAGCTTCTCCCCAAGCTCGAACCCCTTTGGGGGCACGAAGTTGGGTCGCCTCCGGCCGAACTGTTGTTTCGACGCGGAGTTGTCTTCACCTTCGGGCACGAAGTTCGCCATGTAGTCCCTCCGAAATGGGGGGCCGAAGCCCCCCACTCACGGGTCAACGCCCTAGCACGGACGATTGTTACGAGGTGACGATGCTCGAGATGACTCCGTGCGCCCTGCGGACGTCGGTAATCAGCTCACCCATCGAGATGACCAGCGACGTCTTCGCGTCCTGGTTCACCGGCGATGCGAACGGCAGCCTCTTGAGCCACGCGTCGCGGTGCTTCACGAACTCGAGGTACTTCGAGTTCAGGAAGTACCAGGCGGCGGACGGGCAGTCGGCGTCGTACATGACCGTGGAACCACGGTGCTGCACTGTGTCGAACCCGAGGTCGCCCATCGCGGTGTCCTCGTAGCGGATGTTCGGAGCCATCAGGGCCTCGTAGGCCTCGAACACGGTCTGGGTCGTGAACCCGAAGTCCGGCGTGCTCTTCGCGATGCGAAGGCCGTTCTTCATCGTGTTGAGGTCGCGGACGCCGTCGATGGTCGTCAGGTCACACGTGGTGTCGGTACGCGACACCCACCACGTCTCCGTGGAGGGGTCGATTCCGCCCAGCGTGCCTGAACCGGCGACGATGGCCTGCAGCCCGAGGAAGTCCTTCGAGCTATTCCCTGTACCCGCACCCCAGAGCATGCTGTTCATGTCGTCTTCCATCGACACGCGCAGCTGCTCGATTTTCGCGGTCAGGATGTTGATGATTTGCGCCGAGCCCGAGTTCAGGCGCTCGGTGCGACCGTCGATGGTGATGGAACCCGCGTACTGCTTCCAGTCGTACACCGCCTCACCGAAGCCGTCCTGCGGCGTGGTGTCGATGGTGTCGTAACCGTCGTACGAACCGACGGTGTCGTTGAAGGCGAACAGCACGGGGCGCGCGATGCGCTTCCCGCCGTCCTCGGTGACCGAACCCTTCGAGTTCAGCGCAGCGAGGAGCGGAAGCTCCACCGTGATTTGGTCGGCGAGTTTGGGGCGGACCTTGTCGAAGGTCGTTGCCACAATCTCGTCGAGCTGGCCGGTACCTGAAGCCATTTCTCGTACCTCATGGACAGTTCAGGCCCCTGCGTGTGGTGCGGTGCGATGTGCCGGTGGGTCAGTCGTCGTCGTCGCTGCCGAAGGTCCAGCCGTGCTCTTTCGTGAGCTTGCCGAACGCTTCCTTGATGGCGTCACCCACCTCCACGGACTCGAGCCCTTCCGGCTCGGTCTTCGCGGAGGTCGTGGGCTTGACCGGCTTCTGGCCCTTGGCCAGCTGCTCGGTCGCCGCCTCGCGACGCTTCTTCACCTCGGCCATCAGGTCTTGGCGAGCGGGGCCCATGATGCGCCAGTAGGCGTCCACGGGTTCCACGATGCCGTTCTCGACCGCCCGCTTGAACACCTCGGTGCGGTCCACGGGCAGGTCACCGTACTCTTTCTCGAGCGCGGTGAGCTGCGTCTCCCAGAGGACCTCAGTCTCGCGGACCTCGGTCTTGGAAGCCATCGCCTTGACCTCGTTCTGCAGGTCGAGGTTGAACTTGGCGAGGCCGATGATGGCCTTCGCCTCCGGCGAGTCGTCCTCCGCGTTCAGGCCCAGCGCCTCGAGAATCTCGGCGTCGGACACCTCAGCGGGGGCGGCGGGGGCAGCGGGCGCGGCCTCCGGGGTTTCGCCCGGCGCGGCCTCACCAGCCTTCTCCGCGTTCTCACGCAGGAGCTTCTGGATGTGCTTGTCTCTTGGGGCCACCATCTCGATGATGGCCTTGCGCACCTCGGGCTCGAACTCCGAGAGGTCCTGACCGAAGTACTCCGTCGGCACGTCCTCTGTACCCTCGTCCCCTGCCGGGGTCGTGGCCTCCGAGGTCGCGGCGGATTCTCCGTCGGTGCCTTCCGTGTTCGGTGCCCCCTCGGTGCCTGAGGGGTCGGCGTTGGGGGCCGTGGCCTCACCGGCCGGAGCCGGGGTACCCTCGGTGCCGTCGCCTTCGCCGGGAGCTGCTTCGCTCTTGGCGAGAACTTCCGCGAACGCCTCTGCTGCAAGGTCTCGCGTGGTCTGAACGGTGCCTTCTGGCATCTCGAAGCCTCCGTGGCTCGGCTGTACCCTCGAAGGGCCTCGGGCGAGCGGATGGGTGGGTGGAGCAAGAAAGTAGGCCGCTGTCAGGAATCGAACCTGATGAGCCCGGCGTCCCGGGCCACGGAGCCACCCGTGGCCAAGCCTCCCGTAGGGCTTCGGCCGTGGGTCTTCGCCAGTCGCGGTTGAAAGAGGGGGGCTGGGTTCGCGTTACGCGCGCTGCACGCCGGGGAGCCCCTGGGCCCGTCCGAGCTGGGTCGGGTGCTTGGTACACCGCCCTGCACTATGTGACCCCCTGGTGTAACCCTAAACCCAAACGATGTGCGGTGGAGGAGTTCTCAGGCTTCAACATTCTCGACGAATCAGGGCCAGTTTTCGGCCTTGGAGGTACTCGATGGCGGCCAGCAGCCGCTCCGGGCTGTCACCGAACAGGCCGAGTCCGGTGTTGCAGTTGCTGCACAGCCAGCCCCGGAACTCTCCGGTCCGGTGGTCGTGGTCCCAGACGAGCTTCCGCTTGCGACCGCATACGCTGCAGTGCTTCTGGCCCTTCAGGTCCGCGCCCCGCGGTCTGGTCGCCACCGTCTATGCGCCTTGCGCACTTTTCGAGACCTGTTCCACCGCTCCGGGGCTCACCGGAGTGGCCCCTTGGGCGGCCATGAGGACCTCCGGGGGGATGGTTCCCTGGTTCGTCGCGGAGGCCAGGGCCTTCTCATCCATCGGGCCGGGGACCATCGCGGCGTTGGGGAGCCCGGCGGCCGCGGACTGCTGTCCGGCGGCGAGCTGCTGCGCGGCCAGGGCGCCGACCTGCTGCTCCTCGGGGAGGCGGAGGATGAGCGCGACGTCGCGCCGCTTGAAGCCCATCTTCTCGGCCACGATGCGGATGAGCCACTGCATGTCGACGATGGGGGCGCCGGTCGTCGGGTCAGGCTGCTGCGCAAGAGGTCCGAAGACATTGAGCATGGCCATCCCCTGGTCCCGCAGGGTCTGCCGGTCGGGCATCTCCTTCGGGGTCAGGACGACCTCGAGGCGGGAGTCAAAGACGATGTCGTCGGCCGTCCACTCCCACTCGACTGGGCCGCCCCAGTCCTGGAACCGGGTCAGCTGGTCTGTGGTGTAGAACATCTGCATGTACTGCAGGATTCGCTTGGCGATGCCGGTGTAGAACCGCTCGAGGCCGATGCGCTTCTCGGACTGGCGGGCCTGCGACGCCGTGACGACCTCGGCCGTCTCGGTTGCGGTCCGCTTGCGGTCCGGGAACATGCCCCGCATCAGCTCGTTCTCGCCCGTCGCCTCGCGAAGGGCCTGCTCGAGCTTGTCCGGCATGCCGTAGGCCTCGGCCGGGAGGGTCGGGGGCGTGAAGGGCTGGGGCGGGTTCGAGGCCTTCTTGTACTCGACCACGGCCCCGTACTCCTGCGACTTCAGCGCGACCTTGCCCGCCTCGGTGACGGAGCCGTCCTCAGCGAGGAGCTTCGGCGCCATGCGCTCGAGGTAGGTGGCGAGCCGGGAGTGGTACAGGTCCAGCTCTCGGAGCGTCGGGAGCATGACCTCCATCTCGGAGATGCCGCGGACCCGCCGGTTGCTCCGGCGGAGCACCAGGGGCACGAACGGGCTCATGTCCGCGAGGTCGTCGTTGATGGCGAGGGGGTTCGCACTCTCGCTCAGGAGGAAGGTCGAGCCCTTGGCAAACACGCAGGTCGTGCCGGTCTCGTAGTCCCACATCTCGTAGATGGTGCAGCGCTTGTCCTCGTCGGACGCCTTGCCCTCGCCGTTCGTCTCGACGACGGTGTCGGTCTTGAGGTCCTTGAGCTTCTTCGACGTGCCGGTGCGGTCACAGTAGGCCTGGAAGGTCGGGTTGCCCTGGACCTCGTCGAGGCTGAGCTTCGTCACCTGGCAGTGCCAGCGGACGTCCTCGACGCGCTTCGCGTTCGTGTCGTACAGCAGCTGGTCCCACGGGACCTGGTCGACGACGATGCGCTGCGAGAGGACGACCTCCTGAGGGGCCTTCATCGGGACCAGGTCGAAGAGCTGGTCGGCGGTCGGGGGCTCCTCGCCCGCGTCGACCGCGGTCTTGAAGAGGGTCTCGATATCACCGAGGATGTCCTCCTCGGGTCGGGGCAGGTCCTGCTCCTCGCGGTAGTCCTCGAAGACGGCCTTCACCCAGCCGATGCCGATGAGGAGCGAGTCCTTGACCGCTGGCCCCGCCCGCTCGTTGACCTTGCACTCGTCCCATTCCTTCTCGAGCGCCGACGAGGCCAGGTACTCCTGGTCGCGCGTCCCCGCGCCGACGGCGGTGACGAGAACGTCCACGTCAGCGGCCGTGAGGGACGAGTAGAGCGAGTCGATGATGGACGTGCCGGTGGGGGATGCGACCTGGTGGCCTTTGTCGGACTGCTGGCCGCCGCGCTGCTTGGTCTCGTATCGGTCGAGCCACTCGGCCGCGGCGCCATCGAGACTCTCCATCTCCTCACGGGCCAGCCGCAGCCGGTGCTCGTAGACCTTCACCTTGTCGGCGTCGGTCTTGTACTCCCGGTACTGGTTCAGCATCTACCTGCTCCGTGGAACGATTGGGCCCGGGGTCCAGATGACCTCGGAGGTGGGCTGGGGACCGAGCCAGACGTCGGTGTCGGACGCGATGGCCTCTATCTGCTGACGGATGTGGCCCATGGTGCCGGGCTGGTACTCCTTCGGCGCCTCGGGCGCCTCCTCGCCGATTTCCTGCTCGATGAGAACCGTTGTGCCGTAGCGGCTGGCGTCGCAGTAGTGGCTGGACCAGTCGTGGACCGGCAGGTTCGCCTTGCGCTGGCCGTTCTTGTCGACCGGCCACCGGTGGGACGAGAGCGCCTGCGCGAGACGGAGGCAGTTCGTCTGGTCGACCAGGATGCGGTGGTCGGCCATCATGTTGTTGTGGAGGTTCACGGCGTAGTCGACGGGCCGCTGGGGGGCAGGCGTGATGTCGACGCCGAAGGCGCCCAGGACCTCGATGGTGCTCTTGCCGGAGGACTGGTGCCGCTGGCGCCCGGCCGGGTCGCCGATGTTCCCTGCTGGCCGCCGCCCGTCGAAGCGCTTGTCGCAGTACTCCATGAAGAGCCTGGCCCAGGCCTCCGCCGAGGTGTTGTTCTGCTCCATCGCGCCGACGTACCGCTTGACCGGCTTGAGCAGCACCTTCCGCCCGGCGGGGTCCGGCTTCCAGGGGATGTACTCGAGCTGCATGAACAGGACCACGTTCTGGTCCCCCATGCCGAAGTCCCACTCGCTGTACAGCGGCAGGTCGGGGCGGTAGGGGACGTCGATGGCGCCGTCCTTGGGGTCGAACTCGAAGAAGACCGCGCCCTCCGTCATGCCGACGAAGCGGCCCAGGACCTCCTGCTCGAAGAATCGGCCGTGGTACTGCGCCCGGAGGCGGTCGATGTAGTCCTGGCCGGTGTTCTTGACGTTGGCCATGGACGACGCCACGTAGAGGTGGGCGCCGTCGATGCGCTTCTCGCTGGACGACTCGGCGCTGAAGCGCTCCCACATCCAGTCGTAGCCGTTGCTCGTGGAGCAAACCCACCCGGCGTGGTGGCCTTCGTAGCCCTTCTGCCGGAGACGGCCCCAGAGCACCTCCCAGGCGTACCCGGTGGTGTTGCGGCCCTCGTCGATGTAGAACCACGTCAGCTCCATCCCTCGAATCTCGTCTGGGTCGTCCAGGGAGACGAGGTAGATGTTCGCTTCGTGGTCGCAGGAGTGCGGGTCGGGGCAGCCGCAGTTGGCGATGAGCCGCGCCATCATCTCGGACTTGACCCACGAGGTGACGCGCTTCCGGGTCTTCCAGAGCCCGGCGCCGTCCATCACCTCGAAGAACTGGGGGACCATGACCTTCTTCAGCACGCCGAAGGAGGAGGCCCCGATGGCGCCGCGGGGCGGCGACGGGCCCGCGAGGGGGAGCTGGCTCTTCACCAGCCCCTTCACGATGCCCGCGAAGGTCTTGCCCGAGCCGACCCCGCCGATGTACGCGGTGGCGGGCTCAGGGTCCACGAGGAAGTCCCGCTGAGCCTCCGAGTTCGGAACGACGGTCTTCTGAAGGGCTACCACTCCTCGCGCCTCCATTCGGCCTTCTTGCGCGAGCGGCTCACCGGCGGGCGGCACATGTCGCAGCCGCACCCGCGCTGGCCGCGCCAGCGGCGGTTCCAGCGTTGGGCCTGGGCGTGGTGGTGAGACTCCGCGCCGTCCTTCGTGCGGAAGCACCAGCGCCCACAGTGGGGCGTCGTACGGATGTAGTCCACGTCGCTCAGGCGTCGCGCCCGCAGCGCGGGCACACGGCCTGCAGGCTGCCGTCGTCGCGGAGGCGCGCGACCGGCTCGGGGTGGCCGAACCACTCGCAGGTGACCACGGCCCTGATGAGACGGAGGTCGCCGGGGACGGCCGCGAGGATGTCGCGAGTGCTCGCCGCTAGCCTACGAATCATCTCCCACCTCTCCGATAGCCAGCCCGGTCGCAGGGACCTGCCCGGACGGGGACGGGCGGTCGCGGGTCGTCGGGCGGCCCATGGCGTACTCGAGGGCCTTCGTGATGGCCGCCAGGCGCTTGTCCGGCGGCAGGCTGGGGAAGCTCACGGTGACCTCTTCTCCGCACCCGCCGCACGTCGCTGTGGCCTCGCCCGCGAAGGTCTTCCTGCCGTGAGCAGCGTCCAGGAGCAGCTCGGTGAGCCCCACGCGCTCGACCTCGAAGGTCAGGCGGAGGTACTCCTCCGGGTCGTCGCGCTTGAGGCGCGAGCGCTCGGCCTTCACCCTACCCCCCTTGGAGGCGGCGGCGGCTTGGACCTCTGGGTCGCTGAACGGCGGCGCAGGTCTCGGCATCATGGGCCCCTTCTCGTCTCAGGCAAGCGTGTGCCAACTCTGGAAAGCAGAGTAGAGCCTCAGAACCGAAGGCGACGTGCGGGTGGAGGATGCCCCTGTTCGCACGGCGCGAAGGCCCGCGCCTTCTGCTCTCGATTCTCGGTTGGCTCTCTATAGGTGACCCCCGAGTGTAACCCTAAACTCGAGGGGTCTTGCAGTGCAAAGAAAAGCGAAAAATGAGAATCAAGTGAGAATGGGGCCCCATCTAGGGGTCTCTGGGTGGGCCATGTCAGGGGAGCCGAGGGGGCGGGGGGCATCATGCGGTCCCGGATTAGTTGAGCGCGCAGGGGCGCGCTTCCTGCTGCTGTTCAGGCCGTGGGTGAGTGTCTAGCCCTACCCTGTTGTGGAGCATGGGGCACACGTACCGGGGAATG